GTGGCGCTCACGGACACCGCGGCCAGGCAGGCCAAGCCCCGGGAAAAGGGCTACACCCTTGCGGACTCACTCGGGCTCACGCTGTACATCGCCGAAACCGGCGTAAAGAGCTGGCATTTCAGGTTCACCTGGCTTGGAAAGCAGGCCAGGATTTCCCTTGGGACCTACCCTGAGATCGGCTTGAAGGAGGCACGTGCGCGAAGGGACGAGGCGCGCGAAGAGGTTGCGCAGGGTATAGATCCGCGCGAATCGAGGAAGGTGAAGAAGGCAGAGCGCCTGGGCGCCCAGGAGAGGACATTCCGCCGCGTCTACGACGAGTGGCTGGAATTCAGGAAGGGAAGCCTGACCGAATCGACGGTCAAGATCATTTCGAATGCGATGGAGCTGGATGTACTGCCGGCCTTCGGCCTGCGCCAGATCGATGCGATCAAGCGCTCCGATGTAATCACGCTGATTCGACGCATTGAGCGCCGCGGCTCGGTGACCACTGCCGTCAAGACCAGGCAGTGGATGGGGCAGGTTTTTCGGTATGCGATCGCCACCGGCATGATCGAAAACAATCCCACGGCGGAAATGCACACTGTCACCGAGAAGATGGCTCCGCACAAAAACAGGCCGTTCCTCGCCTTCTCGGAAATGCCGAACATCATCAAGGCCATTGAGGAAAGCCAGTCAGGCCTGCAACTGCAGTGCGCCACCAAATTGCTGATCCTCACCGCCTGCCGCCCGGCTGAGGTGCGCAAAGCAGAGTGGTCAGAGATTGACCTGGATACCGCTACCTGGTCGGTCCCAGCCAGCAAGATGAAGATGCGCCGCGACCACGTGGTGCCACTGTCGCGCCAGGCTGTAGAGATCCTGCGCTTGATGCTGCCGATATCCGGCAACCTGAAGTACGTGTTTCCAAACCGAACTGACGCTGTTCGGCCGATAGGCATCAACTACGCAGTAAATCTGCTGGACCGCTGCGGCTATACCGGCCGGCAGTCGCCCCACGGGTTCCGGCACCTGTTTTCCACGGAGATGAACAGCCGTGGCTATAACAAGGACTGGATTGAGCGCCAGCTGGCCCATGCCGATAGCAGCTCAATCCGCGATGTGTACAACCACGCTACCTATATAGAGCAGCGGCGCGGGATGATGCAGGAATGGGCCGACATAGTGCTGCCAGCTTGAATCAATGACCGCTGCCGAGTTCGGCCAGCCGGATCTTGGCCGAATCGTAGATCAGCTGATACAGCCGCTCAATGGCGTCGGCCTGAATCGCCTTCAGCACCTCCAGCGCTTCGACGAGGCTCTCGGCCCTCGCCTGGGCAATCAGGCAATTGGTCGCCGTGTCACTGACCTCGATCTCCGCGACCCGCTTGCGCAGCAGGCCATGGATTTCTGGCGGCATGATGATCCCGGGCAAAAACTCGCCGGACTGAGCACTACCTTGACGACTGCTCACTATTCTCTCTCCCCTTGATGGAGAGGCCATTATAGATCGACTCGCATGCCAGCCCAGCTATTCGGCTTCGCGCAAGCGCTGCTGCGCAGCTGCCCGCCATTCGGTCAGCGTCTTCAAGCAATCCCCCGAGCACCACGACGGCAGAGGTTCCTGCCTGGCGCTGCTGGGTAGAGATGGCGTCGCAGGTTGCTCGATGGCCGGCGCGCAGTCGGGCGATTTCACCCCGCAGCCCGCCAGCAGCAGACTCAGCAGCAGCGGCGCGGCCTTGGGCCAGTTCCAGTTTCTTTCGTGCACTCTCGCCCTCCTCGTCCGCCACGGCTTGGCGGCGCTGTTCTTCTGCTCTGGCGTGGGCCGCTGCTCGGAGATCGCGCTCGGCAATCTGCAGCCGGTAGTCGGCCAGTTCGGACCGGGCGGTCGCGGTATCGCCCTGGGCGACGACCACCCGGTACTGCTGACCACCAGCGACTAGGACAATGGCGATCAGCCACCAGCACCAGGCCGGTACCGCGCCGAGCCACTTCATGCCAGAACGGCCTTGAGTGCAGCGGCGTAGTTGCGCTTGAACTTGGCGCGCAGCTCATCGGGCTGACGGGCGTACGCGCCGGGTCGCCACACGCGCAGGTACAGATCCCACGCTGCCTGCTCATCGCCGGCGCCGGGCAGAGGCTTCGGGTCGGTCCAGATCAGCAGGCGCGCCAGGGCGGCGGCCAGGATCGGATCGCGGCCGATCGCCTGATAGATCGAATCGGCATCGAAGGCCACACCGCGGTCCTGGGTTGCTTCCTCGGCCAGACGCTTGGATGCAGGGTGCGTCATGACGCCTTTCACCCCGCCGCCGCGCTCGAACTGGTAATCCCCGCGCGCCGGGCCTCCTACTTGCTGCTCCAGGCGCGTCGGGTTCTCCTGAAGGTTGATTGCGTGCAGCAGGATGCGCGCCGGGCGGGTGCCCATCTGCGGAGGCAGCAGGGACAGGCCTTCACGGATGTCTTGGTCTATCGGCATGGGTTTTCTCCAGGCAAAAAAATACCGCCAGGCGGCGGTTGGTGGTGTTCGGAGCGGATCAGGCCGGCGGCGAGGGCCAGTCGATGGTTGCTGGGTAGCCCGCTTGCTCAGGCAGGCGGTTCAGCGCCACGCGGAATCGCTTCCACTCTTTCAGCAGCGCGATCTCTGCCTCGGTCGCCTCCTCCAGATCGACAGCATCTTGCAGCGGCGCAATGGCGGCGTCGGCGATCGCCCGCAGCCTGGCGACTTCCTCCTGTGCTTGCTGCAGCGGATCTGCCGGTATCGGCTCAGGCGGCAGTGGAACCGGCGCCTCTTCCACAGACACATGCAGGGTGATGCTGTGCAACAGGTCAGCTGGCTCGCCGTCCTTGGCCACGGTCACCAGCAGCACGTCGTCGGCAAAAGTGGTGGCTACCGAGGCGCCAGCGTCCATCTGGTTGATCACATACCCCCAGCCTTCCGGCGGCGGGCACATGCCCAACGTTCCGGCGACCAGGTACTGGCCGGGGCCGGGATGTTCGACAGTGATATCCGACTTGCCGAGCGACGTGATATCGAGGATCGAGCCGTCGCCCTTGATGTTGATTGCTGCTCTTGCCATGGTCAGATCGCCTTCAGAGTGCCGTCAGCGGCGCGAGTGGTGTTGTTGGAGTGGTAGATCATCGACCAACCAGTAGCCGCAGACTGATCGACAGCCACGGTCTTGAACGCGAGCCGATAGCCGTTCACTTCTTGAGCAAAGATGGTGGTCCACCGAGCGTCGACGCCTGCTCGGATATGCATAAGGTTCCAGTAGCCATCCCCACCTGGTGGCTGGTTCGACGGAACGGCCGCACTGCGGAACTCGGTATTGAGTACGTTATGCAGGTTCGTGATTGAGGGAGCGGTACCGAGTAATCCGCCTGCCCCGACGCCCATGACCTGTCCGGCACTGGTTCCCACGTTCTTGGTCGATGCGTCGCCGAGATTGCCGAGTAACTGATACACCTCGTCAAAGTTCTGGTTGACCTTGGTGTTTGCGCTTCGCGGTGTATCTCCGCCCACACCCGTAGGAGCCGTACCGAGGTTGATCGTCTGTTTAGCCATTTGAGATCCTATAAAGGTTTCATTGGGCGCGACGCGAACAGCGTTCGCCCATTCACGCTGACCGGGTTTATGCCGTCGAAATTCTCGCAATACATCTGCAGCACGCTTCGATTACCGGACAAGAACCCGCCAAAGTTCGCCCGGAGCGGCTGCGTTGTTTGCCCCACGTTGGTGCTTGAGAAAAGTGCGTTACCCAGGACATAGTCGTCATAGCTGCCTGTCCAGCCCATCTGCGCAGGCGAGGCGTAATAGCCGGCACCTGTGATTGGCGTGCCGGCAGTTGCGAATGCGTTGATCGCGGGCTGGCTATTGAGCAGAGACAGGTTTGCCGATGTCACGAACAGGCGATTGCCAGCGGCATCTTTCACTGACGCACCGTATCCACCGACCGAGGTATTCGGCGCCATGTAGCTCGCGCAGAACCACTTTATGGCCATCGGGTACCGGGCGATGTCGCCATGTGCCGCTATGGATGGGTAGGCCTTGATCCGAAACCCGGTCCAGTTACCTGGCGAACCTTTGACGTAGAAGCGGCCGATCATCATGTAATCAGCTGCATTGAAGAAAACCAGCGGCCGCTCGTATGTGGTAACCGGCTCGGGGAATGTCACCTCCCCCCACTGAATGAAACTACCCGAGCCTGGCCCTTGTTGCCCTAGGTTGAGCGCTCCGCTGGACCTGACGGTCAGCACCTTGTTGATCGCATCAATCTGCGTACGCACGCTGTTGTTGGCGGCGCGGATGCCATAGCTTCCTTGCGCCGCAAAAGGCTCCCCGCCTTGCGAGAGAATCATGACCTGCCATGTGCTGCTCATGGCTCTGCGTAGCTGAAGCTGCCCTTGTGAGTACCAGGCCTGCGGGCTGTATGTGTTCTCCCCCCCGTCGAACAGCGCGTCGACCACCACGAACGAAGCCGCCTGAATCTCAGGTATCGCGATGTACTGGTCCAGCGCGTTATTACCGGTGACCTGCATCATCTTCAGCGAACGTATCGGGGTAATGGTGGTGTCCAGGGTTATGGCCCCGGACGCATCTCGCGTCCGAAGGCCGTACACGTCCGTCATGTCGTCATCCTCCCCACCGCCGTACGCTCGATGTTGTTGGCGTCATAGACGTAGACCCCACCGTTATTGATCAGCAGGCTGCCGCCTGCATCCTGGCCGCGCAGTGTGAAAGTGCCGTTGACCATGTTCAGCTCGATCAGCGGTCGCCCTTGTGAATCCACGGCTTGCGATCGCAAGGTCATCCCAAGAATGATCTGTTGGATAAACGCCTGGTTGATCAGTGCGGTGTTGATGAACACCTGGCCGTTCTGCACCACCAATGGCGCCACGACCTGGCCGCCTACCTCATCCACCACTGCAAAGCGCTGGGCGAACGCCAGGATCTCGGACGTTTCACCGTCGCTCCCGAGCGCTAGGCCAGCAGCCACCTTTCGGCCACCAGCGATGGTTTGAGCCTTGATGGTCACCTGGGCATTCACTTTCCCATCCAGACCGACGACAGCCTGGCTCACTTGCTGCACCGCAGCGTTGGTCTCGCCCTGCTGGACCTGCACGGTGTCGATGCGCTTGGCCGTGGCAATGCCGTCCTCGATCCTCGCCGATTGCTCCGACCAAACGCCGACGTAGGTCTGTTCAGAGCCTGCAAAGCCTTCGGTGCTGCCGGCCATGGCCGGGTTCACCTGGGCATAGACGCCATCCAGCTTCTCGGATGCTGCCGTGACCTTGTCGCCGATCGTCTCGACGGTACTCTTCATGGTGCTGAGGCCATTGGCTGTGGCGTTCAGCCCGGTTACTGGGTCGTCGACCTCGGCACGTACAGCGGAGATCTGCTCAGCATTGGCTTCGATGCGGTCGTCCTGCTCCTCGATGCTCGCGGTGTTCCGCTCGACCTGTGCGGCCAGGCCATTGGCCGACTCCACCACTTGGCCTATATCCAGCCAGTAGGAAGGGTTCGGCGGCGCATTTTCTCCACCGGCCGCCGCTGGCACCGCCTGGATGGCTTGATACAGGCGCTGGCCACCGCGAACAGCATCGCCCTCAAGGTAGGCCTTGTCCGGGTCATAAGCGAGCGCATCTACCAGGCCGTCGATCTCGTCACGCAGCTCACCAATGCGCTCGTTGACCGATCCAGATCCATTGCCATCAATCAGGTCAATGCGCTCCTGCAGGCTCGGCCACAGTTGCCCCTCTTGGATCTTCCCTTCCATCGCCGCGATCATGGTGCTGACATCCGTGGAGGTGGACGCGGCAATCTTCAGGAAAGCGCTCACGCCGTAGGCATTGCGCGAGCGGATGAAGTAGAAGTAGTTGGTGAAGAAGGCCAGGTCAGTGTGCACCAGGCTAAGACCCTGGCCCAGGTACGTTGCCTGATCTGCGGTGACCTGCGGGTCCAGGCTGAAGAAGTACTCGTAGGTGCCGCCGTTCAGCCCATGCTGCACGTTACTGGGGAACAGCGTGATGGAGTCGATGGTGGACCGAACCGTGCACGCCTCAGGAATGGGCGGGCCATCGATGTTCACGGTGATGCTCGCCTCGCCGGAGCGGGTCAGCGGACCGAGAGCGGCCACGCTCATCGTGTAGTTGCCCGAAGACAGTCCGGCAATCGGCAGCTGCAAAGTCGTCTCGGGCACCTGCTGGGCCTGCACCGCAGTGCTGCCCTGACGAATGGTGACCGCATAACCCGTGACAATGCCCGCCGGCTGCGTCCAGCTCAGCACGCCCTGGGTGACTTCGGCAGTCTCGTC